ATTTAGAGATATTTGTATGATTTTTGAGACCTATGCCCGGTTGTCCGGTGGCATGGAAAACGCCTTGGAACGGCAAAAAAAAGGACAGAAAATGCAGTAAAAACGGCATTGAAAATGAGCTAAAATTTCAAGAAATAACCGAAAAGTGAAAAAAATAAACGGATATGGCAAAGAATGAGGACAAATTGGCGAGGTGGCGCAATTCGCTGAAGCGTGCCAACCGTTACAGCGAGGAACTGGAGCCACAACTGGAAATCGTCGTGACCCTGAGCGACATCATTGATGCCATGAAGGAAGAGATGCTCAATCCTGGCTACACACACATTGTGTCGGTGACTAACCAGTATGGAGAGAAGAAGGACATCAACCCGAACGACACACTGTTCCTGAATTACATCAAGACTTACCAGACTGCGCTCCGTGCGCTGGGTGTGAACCAGGACAGCAGACAGGGATTGAAGACTGCCGGCGAGACAGGCAATGTGCTGGCATCGCTGATGGAGGACAACGAAAACGATGATTAGTGATGACTGACGAGTGGAAGACGAAGGAATTCAAGGCGAAGGTGGCGGGTGAACTGCAGGCGGTGAATCTGCAACCGCTGCATCTGTCTGCTATTGACAGACGGCTGCAGGGATATGTGGGCGGGGTGATAGGTGATCCTGACGCACACAACCTGTTTGAGCTGCTTGCTGTGGCGAAGTTCCTGCGTCTGATGAATGAGTACGAGTTCAGGACGAAGAGGATTAAGAAGTTCGTGAAGTTCTACGAGAGTCTGAAGTTCTCAGGACTGAAAGGGCGGCAGCAGTACAAGCTGACACCCGTGCAGTATTTTCAGTTCGCTTCCATGCTTGGATTCTACAGGGATGACGGGACGAGGCTTGTGAGGAATGCCATCCTGTTTGTGCCGAGGAAATTCTCTAAGACCACATCAACGGCATCGCTGGCGGTGAATGAGCTGCTGTTCGGTGATGCGAATGCCCAGATATTCTGCGCTGCCAACGCATACAGCCAGGCGCAGATCTGTTTTAAGGAAATCACGAAAATCACCAAGCAACTTGACCCGAAGAAAGTGTATTTTAAGGCTACCAGGGAAACGCTCAGATGGCTTGACAACCCTTTCGGGAAGGAAAGCTACGTAGAATGTCTTACAGGCGGCTCAGGGACGAAAGACGGACTTGCGGCGAGTCTCGTGATATTCGACGAATATGCAGCAGCACGCTATGTGAAGGGGCACTCAGACGGAGCAGAGCTTCTGCAGGTGCTGCGCTCATCCATGGGAACGAGACGGGAACCAATGACGGTGATCATCACAACAGCCTCCAGGGTGTCGGAGGGACCGTTTGAGACAGAGCTGGAGCAGGCGAAGCAGATACTTCTCAGCGAGGCATCGGGAGACGGTGTGAGGGATGACAGCGAGTTCGCCTCTCTCTTCATGCCGGATTACTGGGAGATGGACGAGGAGCACATGGGCATGGAGAGTGTTTGGAGAAAATGCAATCCGCATATCGGCATAACGGTGCAGGACAACTACTATGCGGAGATGTGGACGAAGGCGAAACGAGATCCGGAGACGATGCTGGAGTTCAAGACGAAAATGCTCAATGTGTTCGTGAATGCGTCCGTCCAGGAATGGATGCCGTCAAAGGTCATTGAAGAACTGCAGACGGACTTCTCCGTTGACATGGAGACGGGAGACCTGGAGTGCATGGTAGGAATAGACCTATCCGTCAAGGATGACTTCTCGGTTGTGGTTTGGACTGGTCACAACGAGGATGAAGACCGGTTCTACGTGGACATGGACTGCTACATTCCAGAAGGTACACTGGAGAGCCACCCGAACAGCCGGCTATACAAGAAATGGGTGGAGCAAGGCTGGATGAAGGTCTGCGAGGGCGACATCATCAGCGGTGAGATGATTGTGAACGACATTCTGAAGAGAATTGAGGAGAACGTGCGTGTGCTGCAGATAGGCTATGACTCGTTTCATAGTGACGAGATAGTAAACTCGCTGCGTGCTGCCATCAGTTACTACTGCAAGCCCGACAAAATCGTGAAGGCAGTGCCTCAGGCATACGGGCAGTTCACAAGCCCCGTCGAGTCATTAGAGATGGCTGTGTTTGGTCGTCCGTCAAGGGTGCGGTTCTCACGCAACCCGATTTTCCCTTACTGCTTCGGGAATGCCTATCTGGACATTGACCATATGGGGAACAGAAAGCCTGTCAAATCGAAGGCGAACCTTAAAATAGACGCAGTTATCGGCACGCTGGAGACATTCTGGCTGTGGAACAACTACGAGGGATAACGGATGGAAAACACGTTGTAAAATCCTTAAAGGTAGCCAATAACACGGAAACGGTGGAGATATAAAAGATTTATTATGGGATTTTGGTCTGAATTATTCGGCACCGAGTTTCCCCAGCCGGCCAGCATGCCAGAGATGGAAGCTGAGACGAGAGAGCAGGCGGGAGCGGTGCCACCAAAAGCAGAGGAACGAGAGGCGACCGGTGCCAATTACTCCGGATCGTCGAAGCAGATGGTGTTCAACTGCCTCCAGGCGATGCAGATTGCAGCCGTCCACCGGTGCGTTGACCTCATATCAAGCGGTGTGGCATCGCTGACACTGCAACGCAAGCGGTTCAACAAGAGGAAGGACTGCTACGTGATAGACGACACCCCTGAGGGAGGCCGTCTGAACTATCTGCTGTCTTGTGCGCCTAACCAGAGCATGAATTCCTTCCAATTCATGAAGAACCTGGTTCTGCAACGACTGCTTTACGGAAACGCATATATCTACGTAAAGCGGGGCTATGACTACTCCATCAGCGAACTTATATTATGCTCCAATGGCAGCGTGACACATGACATCTACAATCACACATACACCATCACTGACAGCATCAATGGCATTCACCAGACACTGACGGAGGGCGATTTGCTTTGCTTCAAGAACATCTCGCTTGACGGAGGCCATGACGGCATTTCCATCACGGCACTCGCTAAGAGGGTGTTGTCGGTGGCAGCAACCGGTGACGAGGAGACATTGAACCGATTCGCCACGGGTGGAAGGTTTAAGGCAATCTTGCAGAACGACACAGTGCAGAGAGGTCTGAGCGGGAAATATAACGACAAGGAATTGCAGAAACTTGGCATGGATCTGCAAGAGCAATTGGGCAAGTATGACATCCTTGTGATGAGGGGCGACGGAAAACTGACCCCCTACTCCATGGCCAGCACCGACATGCAGTTCTTGGAGACAAGGAAACACATCGACGCTGACATAGCGAGATTCTTCAACGTACCTCTCGCCCTGCTCTATGCTGACACATCGAGCAACTACAACACGCAGCAGCAGGCTAACCTGGCATTCTACACGCAGACCCTTCAGCCTATCCTGACGGACATTGAGCGTGAATTCAACGCAAAACTACTTTCGCAGACCACATACAGGAACTGCAAATTCCAGTTTGATTTGAGCGCACTCAACTCGCTCGACCCTGCAAGCAAGGTTCAGTATAACAAGGGACGGCTTGAGACCGGCGTGGCAACTGTTAACGACCTGAGGAAGGAGAACGACATGCCACCAGTTGAGGGAGGCGACAAGACATACGTGAGCGTGCAGGTGGCTCAGCTTGGACCAGAGAACGAAGAACCAGTCACTACTAATGAGGAAGGAGGTGAACAATGACACTGCAATATTTGACGATGGAACAGCTTCTCAGGCAGTGCAGGCTTGAGAGCGACGCAGACCAGACCACTCAGAGCGAGCTCACAGACTGCGGTGCGACTGCAGAGACGATGGTGATACTTGAGACCAGACGCACAGCAGAGGAACTGCAGGAGATGGGCGGAGGCTCAATGCCGAATCCCGTGATCATGGCGATGCTGATGCTTGCGGAGCATCTGTTCCGCAACAAGGGGCTGACGGTGACCCAGGCAATCAACACTGTGCAGTACGGCTACGAGTTTTTGATTCACCCCTATGTAAAATTATCTGACAGACCTGACGAAGAGAGCGATGATTAACAGCGGAGACCTTAACGAGCGCATAACGGTGCAGATACCTGCCATCACCAGGACAGCGAACGGTGAGCAGGTGACAACCTGGGCAGCCACGAAGCAGTACTGGGCGAATGTGCGGTATGTGCGTGGTGCACGTGCCATCCTCTCCGGTGACGTGATGATGACGAATGCCATCAGCATCATGATGAACTGGAACGACGTGGTGACTGAGCGGTGCAGAATTGTGTGGGACGGAAAACTCTACCACATTGACAGCATAAACCGCAACAAACAGCATTACGAAATCAACATAACCGCCACACGACTGGATGTGGGCGGCACAACAGAGGGAAGCAATGGATGACAACGTGATATTCACCGTAGACATCAGCCAGGCGGAGCAGATGGTTGAGAACCTTCAGCTGGACAGCCTTGAGCGGAAGGGTCTGCGAAAAGTCCTCCTGAGCGAGTGGAAGAAGGTGAAGAAAGCAGTGCAGTCTTCCATAACCTTCAAGAACGGCGACCCCCGCCATGCGCTTGATGCGGTTAAGGCTTATGTATGGAAACCGAAGCACGGTGTGCTCGGTGCCACCGTCACCATCCTGAACTCGAAGTCGAAGGCAGAGAAGCATGTGGCCGTTGACTCCAGGGTGCGGAAGGTCGTAAGACCGATAAGCGAACGGACGAAGCAGATAAACTCCTACTGGGGACGTGACAGGGCGTTTGTGCTCCGAATCCTCGACGTGGGACGAAACCCATCGGGACGACCAGGACCACTCGCAGGACGGCACTTCTTCAAGAATCCTTCCATGTCGGCAGCGAGGCAGGCGGCAGAGAGCGCAGCACCGAAAATCGAGGCGTTTATATTGAAATGCGCCGAATCAAGAAATCAGCAACAAATGGGTATCCAATAAGTGACATTCCAGAGTGTCGAAGTTTGGAACCAACCAAAAAAAATATACGAAATTATGATAAAGCGAGAGACAAGATGCTTTCCGTCGGAGCTGAGGCTCCGTGAGGAAACAGGCAGCCGGACGATTGAGGGTTATGCCCTGGTGTTCGGTGAGAAGTCCGTGCCGTTGTGGGACGAGGGATTTGCGAGGGAGGTGATAGCCCCGGACGCAATCAGCGAAGACCAACTGCACAAAGAGGACATCAAGATGACCCTCTTCCATAATCGTGAGAGACTCATAGCACGAAGCAATAAGGGCAAGGGTACGTTGACGCTCGGACTTGACAGCCGTGGGCTTAAATTCTCGTTTGAGGCACCCGATACAGCAGACGGCAACATGGCTCTTGAGTTGGTGCGCCGTGGTGACCTTAGCGGATGCTCCTTCACCTACTGGAGCGACCCGAAGCATGTGACCTACACGAGGGAGCAGGACGAGGTCATCAGACTTGTGAATCAGATTGACCGTATTTTCGAGTGCACCATCGGCAGTGACCCCGCCTACCAGCAGACCAGCGTGAGCGCAAGAGAGGTGGAGGAATACTTCGAGCAGGCGGAGCGTGAGGCAGAAGAGCCTGCAGAAGAGCCTGCAGAAGAGCCTGCAGAAGTCGCAGACAACGTTGTTGCTGATGAGGTGGCAGAGGAGGCCACAGAGTCAGCCAACGAGCCTGAGAACGCACCTGACGAGCCTTCAGAGGCGCAGAAAGATGCAGAAATTGCACCCGAAAACCAAGAATCTGCCGAAGATATAGAAGAGCGTGAGGAGTTGTGGCAGGAGGACTACAACACGCTTACACGCATCATTAACACGAGATATTAATATTAACAAATAAAAATCAACTTATGGACAAAATCATTGGAGTACAGCAGTACTTGCACCGGAAGGACGAGATTGAGATCCGTCTCCGTGAGATTGCCGATGCCCTCGAAGCTGAGAAGCGTGCATTGAACGACAGCGAGAAGGTAGAGGTTGAGGCATTGGAGAGAGAGAAACAGGCATTGTGCCTCCGCATCTCCAGCGCCGACCAGAACGGCAAAGTGAAGATTTCAAGCCGTGAAATCGAGTTTGACAACTACCTCAGAAACGTGCTTGCAAGCAAGATTGCCGACAAGCAGGTGCTGAAGCGTGAGAGCATCGTGACCACTGACGTGAGCGCAATCATCCCGCTTACCCTCAACCAGCTCATCGAGCCGCTTGAGGAAGGTCTGATCTACGACAAGGTCGGACTTCCAATCCTCACAGGTCTTGCAGGCTCATACGTATGGCCAGTTGTCAGCAACGCAGTTGAGGCAGCCATCGCATCGGAGAACGTGGCACTCAACGACAGCGACATCGACTTCACCGCAGTTACCCCTGTACCGAAGCGTGTCGGCATCACCATCAAGCTGACTGCCCAGACCATCACCCAGACTGAGGGCGTGGCTTATCAGGTAGTGCTTAACCAGATTCCTAAGTCAGTTGCACGTCTGCTCAACAAGGTGTTGTTTACCACTGACCAGAACAGCAACTACGGCTTCGACTCTCCATTCAAGGCTATCGCCGCAGAGACCTCTTACACAGCTGCGCAGGTGCTGAGTGACGTGACCGCGATGAAGGCAGCCAAGCACATCACCATCGCTTCTTCCATCCCTACCTTCACAGAGATTATGGCTCTGAAAGGCTGCGTCCTCGCCAAGGGCATCGAGGCAGAGAACCTCGCATTCGTGATGGACGAGTACACGAAGGCAGTTCTTGAGACTACTCCTGTTGACTCAGGCAGCGGACGCTTCATCGTGGAGAACGGCAGAATCGCAGGTCTCCCAGTGTTCTGTACCAACTACATCAACAGCCCTGGAAAGACTTACATCGGCTTCGGTAACTTCGGTTATCTGCCGCTCCAGCAGTTCGGCGACACCCGCTTCGTGGTTGACCCGTACAGCGAGGCAACGAAGGACGTGGTGAGAGTGACCCTCAACGCAGACTGGGCATCCTCGGTTCTCCGTGCAGAGGCATTCGCACTGCTTGAGGTAAAGGGTGACTCACTTGCAGCAACTGCAATCAGCATACCTGAGACCCTCACCGTGACAGCTGCAGCCGGTGCTAACCACACCAAGAAGCTCACCGCCACTTTGACTCCTTCTAACTCCACCAGCGCAGTGACTTGGTCATCCAGCGCAGAAGGCAAGGCAACAGTGGACGCGAACGGCAACGTGACCGGTGTGGCATCAGGCTCAGCAACCATCACAGCCACCTGCAACGGACTCACCGACACCTGTACGGTAACTGTTTCTTAACTGCATTCTTGAACCTTACGCACATTCCCAGGGGGGAGGGACTTATCCCTTCCCCTTTTTTATTAACATAAAGAAATAGACGATGGCTGACATAGTTACCAATATGAAGGTGAATTCCTCAGGCTACGAACAAGGCCTGAAGAAAGCACAGGAATCACAACGGCGTTTTGCGAGGGGCGCGAAGGATGCCGGCAAGGAGGTCGGCACACTTGGCGGTGCGTTCAGCAAGTTCCAGGGGAGCGCAACAAGCCTGCTCGGAACTCTTGGCAAGTATGCCGGCACAATCGGTCTCGCAGTCGGAGGCTTCGAGGCATTGAAGGGAGTCATCCGTGGCACACAGAGCACCAGCGACGCGTTTGACCAGGCTATAGCTGCCTGCAAGGTGACGGTGAACAACTTTTTCGCCGCCTTGTCATCCGGTGACTTCTCGGCATTCTCCCGTGGCATCAATGAGATGATATCCAGGGCGGCCGTCGCACAGGCTGCACTCGACCAGCTGGGCAACACGTTGATGTCGTTCAACTTTATCAACAGCGAGGCGGCAGAGGCACTCGCAGCTTATCAGTCGACCGCATCTGACAACAAGGCAGGGAAGGCAGAGAGAGCAGCCGCAAAGCGTGATGCACAGAAGAAAATCGGCGAGGCACAGACGGCGGCAAACGCACTTTATGATGACACCTTCGACGCAATTAAGAAGGGCATCGGAGCCACATTGAACATCCCGACCGACAAGGTGACGGAAGATATGGTGGAATATGCCATCAAGCTACAGGCCAACCCTGCGACGAGGGATAGAGCCAGGGAGGAAGGCAAACGCATCATGAAGGAACTCGGCGACGCTCAGAGAGGGCAGAGCGGATTCTGGGATGTTAGTACCAAGAGCAACTACCCATTCCTCGGCAAGACGATGGGAAGCGCACCAGGACCTACAGAAGGCTACCGCCAGCAGGTGAAGAAGTCAGTCGACGAGTACACCAGCGACCCGAAGAAACTCGGCGCACTCATCGTGTATGCCCTGAATGACCGATACAGCGACGAAGAACTGAACTCTGTCATCAACCAATATCAGACAGCACTTGGAGCCAAGAGGGGAGCCGCCAGGATGTCCACCAGGTTCAACAAGGTTTCTGAGACTGCAGCCAAGCAGGCGGCAACCGCCCAGAAGGCACTGAACAATGTGGCACCTAACACTCCTACACTCTCGAGGTCAGGCAGGACTCTGAAGCCAACAGCGACAAGCACAGGAGGCGGTGGAGCTGCAGGCAGACGCACAGGCAGCACAGGCAACCTCTCCCAGGAACTCGCTCCACAGAAGGGCTCTCTTGAGGACGTGAAGAACCTCATGAACACGTACGAGACCATGCGTGACAAGTTCGTGAAGGGTACGGAGCAGTGGAATAAATACAATGCGCTGCTGGAGCAGGCGAAAGCGACATACGACTCCATCGTGGGAGTTGAGGAGGAGGAGGCGAAGGCACTCGAAGGGTCTCTCACCTACATGGAAGACCTTGTAAGTGACCTGACCAAGCAACGTGACATGCTTGTTGACGGCTCAGACGAGTGGGTGAAGATAAACAGCGAGCTGGAGGATGCGCAGAAGAACCTCGACGCATACAATGCGAAACAGAACGAGGCGAAGACCCTGGCAGACATCACCGACATCATGAATGCCGGCAATGCCGAAGTCAACATGCTTCCCGAACCGAAGAGGCTGTTCACTGAAGAGCAACAGGCGCAGGTTAAAGGCTACACCGAGCAGATAAACAACCTGAGCACCGCATACAAGGCACTGTTCGACATCATGAACGACGGATCACCGAAGACACAGGAGGTGATGGATACCCTGCAGACGAACATCGACGAGATAAACACAAAGCTCCAGTCGTCCAAGGAGGCACTCAACCAACTTTTCGCCACCGGCGAGCAACAGCAGGCAGACAACGAGATGTTGGCAGAGAAGAAACAACACTGGTCTGACATATCAAGCGTGGTCAACGGTGTGGGCAGTGTGTTCACCTCAACAGGCAACAAGTCGGCAAAGGCAATCGGCACCATCATCGGGCAGATGGGCGGTCTGATTGGCACCTACGCAGACCTCATCGGCAAGAGCGCAGCCGCCACTGTTGCAGGTTCAGGAAAGGGGCTTCCTTTCCCTTACAACATCATCGCCATCACAGCCACCCTTGCAGCGGTCATGAGTGCAGTCAGCGCAGCGCAGTCACTCGCTTATGGTGGTATCGTCGGAGGCTCAGACTTCCGGGACGGCATCTCAGCAAGAGTGTCGAGTGGTGAGATGGTGATGAACGAGGCAGACCAGCGACGGCTGTATGATGCCATCCATACGGGCAACTTCGGCGGCGGCGGCGGCAACTCCTACGTGAGCGGTGAGCAGATCGTGACAGTCGTCAACGCATGGGGAAGGCGAACAGGACGTGGGGAAATAATAAGGTAGCCAATAACAAGAAAATGGACGATATATAAAAGACGTGAAATGAGCCTACTTATCGGTAATCATATCTACAGGGCATTGTCCACTAACGCCAGTGTGACGGCTATCGCAGGGAGCAGGATTTATCCGCTTTATGTTCCCCAGGGAACTCCGTCGTATCCGTTCGTGGTGTTCACGAACAACGGCATCAGCAGTGACGGGACGAAGGACGGAACGAACGAGGACACGGTGAGCGCGTCTGTGGCATGTCTTGCGAAGGACTATGCGACAGCCGTGGCACTTGCCAACGCATGCCGCTACGCCATCATCGAGGACACAGGCACAGACGAGGGCTTCAAGGTGAAGGCAGTCCGTCTGATGTCGAGCTCAGAGGACTTCGTGGAAGGCCAGGAGGTGATCTACATCACGCTGACATTCGAATTCAAGACTCAGGATTATTAACAACAAATTTCAATATATTATGGCTAAAGCAACAGCATTAAAGGGAAGATCTCTGATGGTCTTCATCAGCAACGGGACTTCGTTGATTCCTGTTGCGCTATCGACTAACTGCACCATAAGCATGAACACCGAGACGAGCGACAGCAAGACGAAGGACGACGGCGTATGGGGCGCACAGGAAATCAGCGGTCTGACATGGGAGATAAGCAACGAGTCGCTGCACACCGTGGAAACCCGCACTATTGACTGGACATTCGACGCACTGTTCGAGAAGTATAAGGCTGCAGAGCCTGTGAACGTATGCTTCGGCGTGCCGAGCAACGACACCACCGAGGGACTTCCCGAGGCTGGGTGGACATCTCCTGGCACCTACACAGGCAAGGCACTCATCACCTCGCTTGAGCTCTCTGGCAGCGTGGGCGACAACGCCACCGTAACAGTGAGCATGACAGGCGTGGGCGAACTGGAGAAGGCTTAATAAATGTCTTCATAGTTATAGTTAGTAGTTAAATTTTTTCATGACGGGCAGGTGAGTGATTGCCTGCCCGTTTTTAAAAGAAGGGAAATGAAAGTAAGCATCAAGAAAAAGAAATACGAGTTCTCCTTCGACAGCACCATGCAGGTGATGTACGGCTATGAGAAGCTCATGCCCGACCACCCGTTTTTCTCCGGCTCGAAAATCACAGAATGGTTCGTGTTGTTCTACTCGATCCTGATTGTAAGCAACGAGGGATTTGACGTGCCGTTTGACGAGTTCTGCAAATGCGCAGAAGACCCGAATCTTTTCAAGCGCATGCAGGAATACTACGTGAAACGAGTCGGCGAAATCAACAGAATCGCAGTCGAGATGAACGGAGAACAGCCGGAGGAAGATGAGGATAAAAAAAAAGACTGACGGTCACACAGCTATACCAGCGGATCTGCGGTGAGGGAGGATGCTCTCCAGAGTATTTCTTCCGTCACATGACGATGCAGGAGGCCGAGGACTACATAGCAGGACAGGACAGGCGATACCGGCAGCAATGGGAGATGACGAGGCTCCTGGCGAAGCTGATACACAAAGTGGAGACAGGAAAGGACCTGAAACTGGATTTTCCATGGGACAACGAAGAGGAAGAAGAACGACCTGAGGCGACACCGGAGGAACTTGCAAAGCTCAATGAGGAAGCCCAGCGGATGGCAGAATATCTTAACAGAACGAAAAGATGAGTTATCAGAAGACACATAGCATCATATTCAAGGATATCGACGACGTGACGTGCGAGGTCGGCATCTACGACGACGTGAACACCACGCCGACCGTTGCCACCTTCACTGGAGCGACGAACGCCTTCGAGGTGTCGAGCGGTGAGTCTGATGACTTTTTCGCACCTATCCGGAGCAAGACAGGCTATGTGCGCATGTACGGCTCACTGTCGGACTTCGCGTCCGTGATGGCTACAGGATCCAGGGATAAGCGTGTGGTGTTCTCCAGGGGCAGTTCTGTGCAGTTCATGGGGTGGCTGAAGCCTGAGACCTTCAAGACATCGTGGGACATCGAGCCCAACCTGTTTGAGCTTCCTGTTGTCAGCGGACTGGGTGTGCTTGAGAGTGTGAATGCAGAACCGGACGAGACCAAGACAGTGACCATCTACCATGCGCCCAGCATCCACCACGGCAGCACCACGACGACATTCTCTGTTGGCTACGGCATGACCCCAGTGTGGAGGCTTCTGCTTGAGTGCATTGCAGGCACCGGCATACCATACACGAACATCATCTTCCCTGACGAGGTGGCAGACGGGACATGCGGACTGCTCAACACCGTCAGCAGATTCAACTTCCTGCAGGAGAACTCAGCTGACAACTACGACGACGCGGATTATTACCCGATCGAGGGCGACTCCATCAAGGACATGCTGTCCGGCATCTGCAGCTTCTTCGGCTGGACTGCGGTGGAGCAGGGTGCAGACCTCTACTTCGTAAGCCATACCGCATCGGCCTACAAGAAGATAACGCTGCTGAAGCTCGTTGACTGGCTGTCGGGTGTAAACACATCAGACCTCACCGCAGCCACAGCCCCGTCCATCAGCGCACTGTCGGCAGTGACGGAGCTTGACGGAAACGGCAACACGATGGAGGTGCTGCAGGGAAACAAGAAGATAACACTGGAGTGCGACATCAACCCCATCGGGGAGGTCATCCCCGAACTTGACGACAAAGACCTTGACCTCTACAAGTCATACGTGCCATCGCAGGCAGCACTGCAGGACTGGACAGGAGACAAGGTGTTCTCGTATAAGGTCTATAAAATCAAGGACGGATGCAAGACAGCCGAGGCGCACCGATATATCGACAATGGCTCAGGGTTCGTGGAGTGGGAATATGAGAGCTCCCCGGCTCAGTTCGATGTCGGTCAGGGTCCGTCCTGCGTGATTGTTGACTACGACTGCTGTAAGAAGAGCGAGGCAGACGACAGCAAGCGCAACTGGAGCTACAGGAAGGGCATCTTCATAACGATGGAGGGATACGATTTTGACAGATGGGCAGGCGACCAGAACTACCACTGGATGAATAACGGCGTGTTCATCGACGGAACCTCCGAGGGACGTTCCCATCCTCTGTTGGTGCTCACTTCGAGGGCTTCCGCCTCGTATGACAACGGATGCTTCTGCATCGGCGGCAGCTCATCGGGCATGAGCTATGTGGACTCCAACCTTGACGACCTCTACAACAACGGCTGGAGCATCACCTGGGAAGGGCACGCATGGAATTACTCCATCCCCGCGTTCAAGAACGGGAAATGCTGCCTGAAGGTGATACTGAAGGTCGGAGAGAAGTATTTCAACGGAGCGTCGTGGCAGTCATCCTTGTGTGACTTCGCTTTTTTCATCGGCTCATCAGACGACTACCAATCCTCTACAGGTGACACAGGGCAGGTGTGGAACACGAAGCACTTGTATCAGCCTTACAACGGGGCAGACGGTTTCGTGATACCCATCAACGAGCACCTGGAAGGCAAGGTCCAGCTGATAATACCAGGTGACTGCCTGCCTGGTCTTAACGACATCGTACACTACACCGTGGACACGGACGAGCACCCGCCTCATGACGGCTACACCTTCGGCGTGTTCGCCACTCTCGCGCTCTACGGGCTGAAGATTGACTATGTGGCAGACACCTCAACGGTTGTTGGCGATGACGACAAAAAGACTAACAGATACCAGACGATCGCCAACAAGGACTTCGTCGAGGACATGGAGGTGAGTCTGAAGATAGCATCGGACAACAACAACGCAGCCGGCTATGCCATCCTGCATGACGCAGCCGGCAACGCAGTGAGCCAAATCACCTACACCGACGGGGCTGAGAGACCAGAGGAGCGGCTTCTCGCGTCGATGAAGAGCCATTACGGGAAGGTGCAGCGGAAACTTACCCTGAAGGTCAGGATGGGCAATGTGCTGCCTTATGACACCATCACTTACGGTGGCGTGGCTTATGCCGTAACAGGTGTCAAGCATAATTATCGTGACGCAAACAGCGAATTAACACTGATTGAGATATGAAACTGAAAGGACGCAATCTGATAGTCTTCTGGCGCGACAGCAACACCGAGGATTTCACGACGCTGGCATACGCCACGCAGTGCGAGCTTGAGGTGAGCGCGGACACCGTGGAGGTGGCATCGCCTGACACTGGAGCATGGAAGACTTACAAGAAGAAGAGAAAGGGCTGGGAGGTGACCGAGGCGAAGCTCATGAGCAAGCTCAGCGAGGCAGACCTCATCGCCAAGGTGGCGAGCAACTCCATGGTTGAGGTGATGGTGGCATCGGTGAGTGACGTGAGACAGGACAGGGAACCTGGCGACTATGCCCCCGACCTGCACTTCGGGAAGGTGGGCACCGCCATCGTGACCAGATGCACCATAACAGGCAACAACGGCGATTTCGTCAATGTGTCGATGCAGCTGCTTGGCTCCGGTGAATTGCGTGACATAGTGGACACAGGCTATTACGACAGCCCATTCTGCGCAGGGTTCCTGGAGGCTTCCGCAGTCGGTGACATAGACCTGCCATCGATGGATTACAGATATACAAGGACTGCTGTCGGCGGTTCTTACAGCTGGAGCAATCCGGTGCGTGGGTTCTACTTGTGGGTGTGCGTTCCTTCGGCTTACACACAGCCTTCAGGGTTCAGCTCGTCAGGCTTCGAGGTGCCGATGACGACATACACGAGGACGATTGACGGCACCGCTTACACCTGCTACCGAAGCGATGCGAGGATCATCGCCGGACTACATAAGATTACGTTAACAACTTAAAACAGATAATATATGGCAACAGTAAATGTATACGGCGAGCTGAACTGCGCCGAGGTTGACGGTAAGCTGGCGAGGGCTGACCAGATATATGACTACGCCAAGGGGAAGTACCAGTCGGAGATTAACGACTCGATGCTGACTGCCACCAAGGGCGACATCGAAGAGGCGATACAGCAACTGGAGACGACGCTTGCGGAGCTTCAGGAGGCTGAGGCAAGTGCGGTGAGCGACGCGCAGGCTGACATCACCGTGGCGAAGAATGAGGCGATAGATGAAATTGAGGAAGCAATAGCGGGACTTGATATTACATACGAAGAATTAACTTAAAGCAATATATACTATGGCAACGAAGAATGTACAACTGAAGGATGGGTCAAATAATAAATTATACCCCGCAATCATCAATGACTGCGTGACCGTCTTGCCGGCAAAGGTGGCAAGGATTATTAACGCATCCACATTGAAATGGGGTAATGACACAGCATCAAATTGCTATTTCGGCAATTACACGGCATACCCGATCAAGGGGTGCACGATTTCCATAAGCATACCGGCTGGCGGTTATATTGCATTTTTGAAAGCCGCTCCGACATCTGGCAATGTCGTATCATTCTGCGATGGCACGACATTACAGCGGGCACAGAATGTGTATGTGTGCAAGGTTCCTGAAGATTATAGGTACTTCTATATCTACACAACAGGCACGGCAGAGATGCGCATTATAGATAACTTCGTGTATGACAATATGGTTGGTGCTTTCAATCAGACGTTAACGGACTCGCAGAAGTCGATGATATTTGACAATCTCGGATTGACAAATTCGTACACAATGCCGGCAAAGTCATCAAGAATCATAGACAACAGCGATAAATGGAAAAACTACACATCCGCTTATTGCTACTTCACGGTTTTCTCAGGATACCGGGGCAAAAGCATAGTCGTTGATTGTACAGCGGGGTACACACTCGCATTTTTGAAATCCGCACCAACTTTAAATAATACTGTCAGCTATTGTGATGGAACGAGCAAGCAAACATATTACGAACGAGATGTGTTTGTCGTGCCATCAGATTGCGGTTATCTGTATTTATTCACGGGTGGCACGGCAACGATTCATTATTACGAACCATCTTTAGCTGTTGCAGATGTTATACAAAAAGGCAACACACTGCCTGTCACGAGTTATGGAGCGTTCAAAAATGCAGATGGTTATATATATCAGCCGAAAATAGGTTACGTTATCAAAGCAAGTGATGACACATGGGCTACAGATGCAAACAATGCATGTAATTTAGTTGATGTAACAGATTTGAGAGGTCGTTTTGTTGAGGTCGCTTTTTATTATCAGGGCAGAATAGCACTTCTAAATGCCGATGTGGAGGAGAATGTAGAGGTGTCATATTGTGACACTGCATACAAAAATCAGATGATTCTTCGAGGCGAAAAAGTTCTTGTAAAAATTCCCCAGGATGCAGTATATCTTTATGTGTTCTGCGGTGGTACTTCGACAATAAGGGTGAATGTCGATGAAAACGTTGAGTCACTAAAGAACAACACAATTCCCAACAAAAAGCATCTTATATATAACGAAGAATTCAAGGATGAATCATGGCGGGATATGTGGAAGTCCTGTGAGTTCAATTCACCTTCTTATGCTTCAGGTTTCTCAGCCGAACACAATAACCTATACAGGGAGAGCAATTGCTTAGTCTTGAGGCTGACCAAAGTCGGGAACAAGTACTATGCGCCATATATTTCAACCGCCCAGACTTTGGCAGTGAAGCGTGGCTATGCTGAATGCCGGCTGAAATATTCAACGGATGACGCTTCCATCGGCGGGTGCTTCTGGTTCTGGGGGCAAAGCGGATCATGGCCGTTGACAGTGGAATATGACGTGTATGAGAAAATCACTGACCAGGCATTTATCGCTAATCACATCCACTACAAGAAGAATGGTGCAAGTTCTTCGTCCATTTACGACAGGCGTGACTTTGACACTGAATGGCACACTATCGGCTGCGCATGGAATGACACACAGATAGATTTCTATTTTGATGGGATAAAAACGGAGAGCGTACAAGTGTCGTCAATTGGAGCTGAAGGTACCTGGGATTATCCGCAGTTCTTTGCACTGAACATGAAATGCAGCAACAACTACACTGGCGGAGACCAGATAATGATGATTGACTATGTGCGAGTATGGAGCGAGGATGAAAAGGACGGATTGATATCGATAACAAATGAAAACGTATCGTTGGCTGTAGGAAATGAGGCAACCATCAATCCGACATTTACCCCGGCAACTACAAGCAATATGGCTTTTGTCATGACTTCAAGCAACGAATCAGTTGTCAAGGTAATTGAGTATTTAGGCTATGAGGAAGGAACATATCCAAACGGCTATGTAAACCATTTCAAGCAGAATCGAATAAAGGCGGTTGCAACAGGCACAGCCACAATCACCATGACTTCGCCTTCAGGAATTACGGGAACCTTTAACGTTACAGTATCATGACAACCAACTCAAAGGAATGGATACAATACTCGACCGCATCGCTGATGATAGTCAGCGGTGTGGTTCTGACCTTCATCTCGTTTTTCGTCAACGGAGACGTGACGGAAGGTGTGTTGTGGTACATGGCGCAGGCATTGACCTATGCAGGAGGTATCTTCGGTGTGAGCATTTATTTCCGTACGAAATTAGGCGACACGGAGTCGCGTGTGAAGGACTACTTCGACAAGCGTCTTGACCGGGCAAAGACGGAGGAGCCAGGAGAAGGAGCCAAGAAGGAGGAACCGGACGAAAGTATAAATCATAAAACCGATTGACTATGCTGATTACGTTGAGACGAATACCGATGAAGACCGGCAAGATGTACCAGATAGGCCACCTGTATGTTGACGGGGTATATGTGTGTGACACAATTGAGGACGTGGACAGAGGGCTTTCCCAGGGAATGCCACTTGAGCAGATAAAGAAGATTAAGGTTAAGAGCGAAACCGCTATTCCCAGGGGCAGATACCGGGTGCGGATTGACATTGTATCTCCAAAATTCAGTGCAAAACCTTACTATTGGAACTACTGCAAGGGGAAACTTCCGAGGCTGATGGACGTGCCGGGGTTCGATGGCATATTGATTCACAAGGGAGTCAACCAGCGGTCGTCTGCCGGTTGCATCATTGTCGGCTATAATACGGTTGTTGGGCATGTGACGCAATCCCAGCAGGCCTTTGAGAAGCTGTATGCGCTGCTGAAATCGGCAACGGATAAAATATACATTGAGATAATCAGATGAGCCATGTGGAAGAAAGATTTGAGAACCATCCTCCTGCTTTTGTTTTTCATGTTCCTCTTTGCGGTGCTTTATTCGCTCACATCATGCACCCGCACCGTTGAGAAATCGGTTGTAACGCACGACACAATCTTTGTAGCACATCACACCACCGACACGCTTAACGTGCAGGAGAAAGCGTCTGACACCGTATATGTGACAAAAACGGACACATTCACCAAGACGGAGGTGCATCGGGATTCGGTTGTGATCCGGGATTCGGTATTTGTGCGTGAGAAGGGTGATTCCGTATTTGTCTACAAAGAGAAATGGCGCACCCGCATCGACATTAAGCATGACACCGTCTACAAGTCCAAGACGGACACCGTGTGGCAGTCCAAGACGGACACGGTCATCGTGTTCCGCTCCATGGAGAGACAGGACTCAGCCTATCAGTCTAAGACGGACAAGGAGAAGGTTGTAAAAGAAAGGCGGACACTCGGCTGGCTGAAGGTGCTCGGAGTGTTCGCCCTGGTGTTCGGTGCGCTGTGTGTGTGGAGGTGGCTCAGACGTTAGTCTTCTTAATGATCTCCTTTGACGTGGGTTTTCTTGTCTTCAAGCATCTTCCCGAAGGCATCCGTGACGGTCTTATTCAGGATTTTTGCGTATGCCTTCTGCGTGGTCTTGATGGACGCATGCCCCAGGATCCTGGACACGACCTCGATGGGCATCCCGTGGTTTAGGTAGTACATGCCGGCAGAACGGCGGAACCAGTGGGAGGTGATGTTCTTGTCTATCCCCGCAGCATCTGCGAGTATCTTCAGGCGCATGTTATATTGTTGGTTGGTCATCAGGTTCATGTTCCAATCATAGCGGTCAAGGATGGCTTTTGCGTCATCAAGTAAAACGACCACGAACTCCTCGCCTGTCTTCTGCCTCTCACCGACAAGCAGTGTGTATCCGTCCTGCTCCGTCACAATGTCCTTATTAATATATATAAGGTCGGAGTATGCGACACCTGTGTAATATTGGAGCATCGCCATGTCCCGCACCTTCTCCATGGAAGGAGTGAGGACACACGTTTTTATTTTCTCGATCTCCTCGTCAGAAAGCCATCCAGCCATGTCGTCACGTTCCCCCTTGTCTATCTTCAGGGCGGTGTAGGGGTTGGCGGTGATGTAGCCGAACCTTACAGCCTCGTTGATGTAAGACCGCATAATCTTATGGTAGTTGTATACACCTGAGACCGACAGACCGCCACGGCGGTGTAGCCATCCGTCAAACTCCATGATGTTCTTGTTCGTCAGGTCGGAAAAGGTTACAATCTGCCCGAACTGCACAAGTGCTGCCTTCAGCTTGTTGTGCTGCTTCCTTGTTGATTCCCTGATGTCGGTGCGCTCTGCCATCCTCTTGACATAGAACTCAAGGAATGTCACCTCATCGGTGTCGTTTCCCCGGTTAAGCCATTGAGAGAACTCCGTCCAATTCCACTGCCTTTCCTTCTCTCTCTGTTCCATGATATACCCGTCAATCTCTGTCTTGATTGCTACAATTTTCTTTGTCAGCGCAACTGATTCAGGATGGTTGATGACCATTTTCTTTTCGCTCCACTGGTCTGAATACAATTTAACACCAGTTGAAATAAATTTCCTTATTCTGTCGTATGACACGACTATCTGCACCAAGCCTTTCTTAGTTCTTGACGCGGTTTTCTTCCTGTCGAAAACTATTCGTGTGGATGGTATTTTCATATTGGTATCACATTTTTTGAATTTTGGTATCACATAGGTATCAATTTTAACGCAATTATGCGCATATAGACGCAGTTAAAGATAAGTTGTTAATTTGAATTTGTGATACCGTAATTGGTTGTATTTCATTAGATTTAATCGTAAACACCTAAAAATAAAAGGGATAAATGCTGTAACAAATATCCCTTTCAGTGAACCGGAAGGGGTTTTAACTATATTTGATTTTCAGTTGTTTTTGATTTAAAAATTGAAATTGGTATCACATGGGTATCACAATTCATCGTAGTAGTTCAGTCTGTCGGATTCTGCGTCGCTGATTGCCTGCTTGAGCTCCTTTAGCATTGCAAGACGGACACTGAGCAGTGCGACGGGGTCTCTGTCGCTGGAGTCGTTGAGGATCGCCACGTCGTCGATGAGCGAGCCGTTTACTTTGTACTTTACATTCTGAAGGCGGTACTTGCCAGAATGCGCCATGTCCAGCGGGTTCCTTCCTGCCAGCTTGGCGAAGTTCTCGGCACGGAGCAGATCCAGGGAGATGGTGTCGGCGATTGAGTCAGCAATACTGATGGTGGCGTCGAATATGGAGTCACTCTGCGCTTTCGTGAGGGTGTCTTCTGGGTATGTGGCATTGGTGAGCATGAGCTCAGCCGCCAACATTGCGCGTACATGGTACTCGAAGTCTCCGAAGTCGATGCGGAAGGGTTTGCCTATCTCCACAATCTCCACACTTGAGCCTTCCATCGCATAGTGCTCGGTGATATACTTTTCGGTGCTGTCGGCACATGCGCAGAACAGCACGATTACAGATAGAATGAAAAACACAAATTTTCTCATAACATATATAATTAAGGGGTTGCGAACTGGATGGTGCCGATGACACGGAAGAGCCTCAGCACGTCGGTCTTGTCTATCTCGTTGATGTCGTAGTCGGGATTATCTGGCACGAGAGTGAGTTTGCTCACGTCCTCGTTCTTGCGGATGCGCTTGATGGTGCGGAGTCCGTTGGATGCCACGAGTGCGTAAATCTCGCCGTAGTCAAGCCAGCGGAAGTCGGTCACCTCGCTGAGGATGACGTGCGAGCCATTGGGGATTGTCGGTGCCATAGACTCGCCTGAGGCACGGCACACCAGCGATGCACCGTCAGCCTGTGGGATGTTCACGTAATGGTCTATTGCCGGCTGTCCCTCGTCGTTGTAGTAGTCCAGGTAACTGGCGGCGAAGTCAACGTCATAGAAAGGTACATCGCCTTTCTTGGGCTGCGCTGTGTCTGGTTCTGTGACAAGCATTGAGCCAGTACCGTTAATCAACCAATCTTCATTGAAGATGTTTCCGTATGCATCATTAAATCTTTTTGCGAATCTGTTCGTGTAATCACCAGTGTTCGCACG